ATACAAAGGTTCGGAGGAAGACGCGCAAGTGCTGTTCAAGGCATTTACCGAGATTTTCCGCACTCTGCAAATTAACCAAGAGGAGAAAAAGTGAAAGAGTTTCTGGTTGCTCTTACTCTCAGATCAAAGAACAAGAAGCGCATCGTGACCTGCCGCGTACCGGAAGACGTCCCGGTGCAAGAAGTAGTAACAACAGCATTGCAGAAATACAAATTGACGCGCTGTTCTCGCATAGAATTTTTACCTAACCCCCAATAGCCATGGGCGTGCACCGGCGCAAGTTCATTGTCGTGATAGAAAACAAGGACGGCACGCAAGAGGCCGTCGGCCCATACCTCACGCTCAAGACAGCAATGGCCGATGCCATGTCATGGGATATCAATGATCAAAAAGCATGGGTCTTGATCATCAGTGCGCCATACAAATACAAAGTCAGACTAATGAAGAAAAGGATGGCAAAGCATGATACGGGAGTACAACGATCTCCATGATGAGCCGTGGTCCCACCACCAGAAAGGAAGCGATATGCTCAATTTCCAAACATCATCAGAAGACTTTAAGTACATCATTAGCATTGTTATGAGACACGAAGTGGAGTTTCCTGACATCTACAAAGGCAAGCGCCTTGAGGCCGTCATGGATATCTCCATGACCCACACGAACGGATGCCCGCTCAAGTTGCGCGATCTGTTTATGGCAAAGTCGTTCGACTTCTACCATGATGTCATCGGCATTCGCCTCTACCTAGACCGCAATACGGGTAAGCTTGCCGATTGTTTCCTTCCGCGTTACGCACAACAGGAGGCAAAATGACTCGCCATATGTTCGGCTGGGACTATCCTCCCGGCGCAGCGAACGACCCCAGCGCTCCGTACAACCAACAAGACCCACCGTGCGAAGTCTGCGCCAAATCATGCGACAATTGCATCTGTCCAGAATGCCCCGTTTGCCAGTCTAACGGCGATCCCGCGTGCTATAAGAATCACGGCCTCGTGTTAAACGCAGAACAGATTCAATCGCAAGAAGCGGCGAAGGAGCAAGAAAAGATAGAAGCCGCCTTCTGGGAAGACTACGCAAAAAGCCACCCGGAGGAAGAATGAGGTGAAAGCAAATCAAATTAAGAAAGGCGACGCCTTCATCGTGCTAGAAATTGGTGGTACTGAACCTTGGCCACAAATTGTTCACAACGCAATAACAAATGCACAACTTTGCGGTAAGGGTTACGTCAGAATCGAATGCTCAGAAAAGAAACACCCCACTGTTAATGTACACGGCAGCCAGCCGGTGCGCCTATTCAGAAAGGACGAACAATGAGCAATACAGAAAGGGACAAGATTCTCCTGCGCGTCAAGAAGATGATGACGCTTGCCAATGATGCCGCAGCAACAGAAGGCGAACGGGACAACGCGCTACGCATGGCGCACGCCACGTTGGCCAAGTACAACCTGTCGATGGCGGAAGCGGAAGCTGCCGGCACGATCAAGGAAGAGCAACGCATCAAAGGCGAAATGGAAATTACGGAGCATCCATGGATGCGCACCGTGGCAATGTCGGTGGCGAAGCTATTCTTCTGCCACATGTTTCGCATCAAGGGCCGCAATTACAACGCCAAGTATTGCTTTATTGGCAAGATATCCAACGCAGAAACCGCGATGAGCATGACTGCCTACGTGATCGAGAGCATCAACAGAGAAGCCCGCCGCAAGGCGAAAGAAATGACCGGCAACCCGAGCGGGACGTACTGGCGCAGTTTCTGCAAGGGCGCTGCGTACAAGATTCATCTACGCTGTGATGAGATTCGCGCTGCCGCTACGCCAGCTGCAGCTACCGGAACGTCATTGGTGCTTGCTTCTCTGTATCAACAAGAGCATAAGGCAAACCAGCTATTTATTGTGAATAATCTTGGCATTAGTCTGCGCACCACTAAGTCCAGGCAACGTTCCGCGACAGCAGATGCCTTTGCTGCTGGTTCTGAATACGGCAGCGGCATCAGCCTCAACAATCAGCTTGGCAACAACAAGTCCGTTGCCCGCAAGCGTTTGACATAAAGGACGAACAATGAATGAGCATATGTTCGAAATGTCTGTGGAGAAGGGACGCACAGTTCGTTACGAGATTCGACAGCAATTGATCGAAGCACAAATGCAAGAATGGCCGGACTCCGAAATCCTTACCCCTGCGCAAGCAGTGCATCGCTGGCTTAAGCCACCACCATTCATACCAATCCATGATTGGTGTGTCGGCAAGGCTAAATTCTATCCAGAATTGCACGAAGCATCGCTCGCCTGGTCCAAGGAAAAGGAACAGCACGATTTAATGCATTATCAACAAACAGCCAACGCATTTGCATGCATTATTGCCAACGATGAAACTGTAGTGTTCTATGAATGCGGCGATCCAGACTCCCACGGTCGACGTTGTCGTGGGGCAAGGTTCGGGGTGAAGGGTTCGCAGTACATGTCAGGCTTTCCAGGGGGACGCACATGAAGCGCAAGAGCAAGTATGATCGTGATATCAACACGACTGTTGGAGCGGCAGCGCCAGACGCACTAAGCGAGTTCGAGACGCTAGGCACCGAGATGCGTGACTGGTATGATAGTATGCCAGAACAATTTCAAAGCGGCGACAAAGGCAACGCTGTGGAGGAAGCAGCCAGCACTCTAGAAAACATTCCGCTGGACATTGATGTACCTGCTGCGATTAGCGAGCTGCCCGTGCAGTATACAGAACGGCAAGACAAAACCAGTCGCGCTGCGCGTCGTGACTATGCAGTAATGCTACTGAGCATGGCAATTAGCGCGGCGCAAGAATGGTATGACGACGAAGCCAACGCCAAGCATGCTGAATATGATGATGTTGGTACGTTTATCGAGGAAGCGCAACAGGCTCAGGAAGAAGCAGAAGGTGTGGACTTTCCAGGGATGATGGGATGATGAGACACTTACGCGAACCGACTCCGGAAGATATTGCGAACAGCTTCGTTGATGTTGTTGAAGTCGACGCCGTGCAGGTAAGCATTAACAGATCAGGTGGCATCCTGTACGTCAACGTCAATGGCATTTGCCTGTTACGCATTTGTCGTATTAAATTGATTGATGTTGAAGCTGTAGGGTAGGGTGTTTACTTCCTTTGTAAAGCATAGTATGGTTCCAACCAGAAAGGAGCAACAATGTACGTTACATACCACAACAGTAAAGTAGGCTATGCCCTTCTGTCTTTGGATGATAGCATTGGAGACAAGCGAGTAGTGCTCGGCGTACAAGGCAAAGCAATAGACGTAATCAGCATCAGGTCAAAGATGTTCAACGACACGTACACCAAAGTCGGTCGCTGGAATTCGCAAGACCGTTGCGACATACTGATGCCGACGCTAGAAGGTTTGGCACTGCTGCTTGGGAAGAACAGTCTCCCAATTACAAAGTCAGCAATGGAAAGGATAGATGTAATCATGGACACAAGAGGCAAGAGCACGGCGCAGATTCGCGAAGAAGTTGTTCGCTTGTCTGCGGATTTACCGAAGGACCATAAGTTGCGTGATGTTCCGAAGTTTAACGACCGCGGACAGGCCATCGCCGCATACACAATGATGCGCCAAACGTTGTTTTCCCTCAACAATAGTAAGGAGAGTATTGTGGCTAAGACCAAGGAAGCACCGGCAAAGGCAAGCAAGAAGGTTGTGGAAGAAGCAGCAGCAGAACCTACCACCAAGGCGAAGAAGGGTTCCGCGAAAGTGGAAGCCAAGAAGGCTCCGGCAGCGGAGAAGCCCAGCAAGAAGGCGTCGGCGGCAAATGGCGGCGCGACCACGCGCGACAGCACCAAACTAGCAGGCCCATTCCGGCTGGCCGGTAAGGCACTGGAAGCGAACGAGGTCAGCGAACTGAAGCTGCGGGCTGAATCGGCGCGTGGCGTGCTGATGCAATGGATGCTCGCTAACAAGAAGCAGAAGCAATTCACCACCGAGGCTCTGGACGCCGTGTTGGTGAAGGCCGGCAAGGAAGGCCAACTGACTCAGGTGCTGTCTGGCTTTATCAAGCCGGAGTACGGATACATTGAGGCAGTTTGATCCGCACGTAACTGAGAGTAACCTTACGGGGCATCCTTCGGGGTGCCCCATTCTTTTTAAGAAAGGCGATCAGTGGACATCATCCTCGGTGCCGGATTGAGTGGCCTCATTTGCGGGGCACTCAATGCAAGATCGCAGATAATCGAACGCAACAAAAGCTCATTTGTGTCCCATCGCGCGGTGCTCCGGTTTCGCGATGAGAAGATTGCTAAGGCATTGGGTCTGACTTTCCGGAAGGTGCAGGTGTACAAGTCCATCTGGGAAGACGGCCACGAAGTGCAGCCTACGCCGCGCATTGCGAATCTATACAGTCGCAAGACCCGCGGCATCATAACTAATAACAGCATTTGGAACATAGTGCCATCAGAGCGCTACATAGCGCCGGACGATCTGCACGCGGTGCTGGCGGACATATGTGGCCGCAGGGTGCAATGGGAGCACGAGATTAACACCAACGAGTTGAATCATTTTCGGGAAACTAAACGGCAGATTGTTAGCACGTTGCCGTTGCCAATTTTGCTCCAAATATTGCAAATTAAAACGGCATTTGAATTTCGTTATGCTCCGGTTATAGTTACACGCTATCGCGTATCCTCGTGCGATGTATACCAAACGGTGTACTTTCCCAGCCTAGAGCAAACGCTATACCGCGCAACACTTACCGGCAGCTTGCTCACCATTGAGAGCCTCGGCGATCGATACACTGAAGAGTTACAGCAGGCAACTACCGCATTAGGCATCGCTGGTATGCAGCTGGCTCCCGTAGGAGCCGCCCACAAGCAAACATTCGGTAAGATAGCGCCTTTGCCAGAAGAGGAACGTCGCGCGTTGCTACACCAGTTAACCCAAAACTATGGCGTATACACGCTCGGCCGTTTCGCCACTTGGAGGAATATACTGCTGGATGATGTTTATGATGACATTGGATCAATCCGCAAAATGATGACGCTATCGCACTACGATATGACACTCGAAAGGACCAAATGAAAGTAGAATTGCTATCCTACACCCCAGATGCGTTAAACCTTTTGTTGCGTACAAAGGGCACGCGACTCGCCCATGATGATGATCCAGCCAATTGGAACGACGAGAAAAAGGCTGAGCACCTAGCCTACATGCGTGATACCATCAAGTCGTCCTGGGAGTTTGTCGACTATGTGTTTCGCATTGAAGATGTAACGCGAGCCTTTACGCATCAGTTGGTACGCACGCGCACCGGCAGCTACGCGCAGGAAGCCATGCGCGTTATTGATGCCAGCGGATTTGGCTATCTTACACCACCATCTGTTGCAGGACGCACTGACAGCGAGTCCATGTGGCATGAAGTGATGGGGGAAATTGATGATGCTTATGGTTTTCTAATTCACTTAGGTGTACCGCGCCAAGATGCACGCGGCGTGCTCCCAACGAACGTGTTGACCAGCATCATTGGGAAGTTTAATCTACGCACGCTAAACAACATGGCTGAGCTCCGGCTCTGCACGCGTACGCAAGGAGAATACCAAAACGTCTTCCGGGAGATGCGCCGGTTGGTCATCGAAGTGCATCCTTGGGCGGCGGACTTCATCCAAGTATTCTGCGTTAACCATGGCCATTGCGCCTTCCCACGCTACGGCAAGGCCGAGTGCCCGGTGTATCCTGCCGTTATACCCAACGAGGAAATGGCGCTCCGGCGCGCCAGCGTATACGAAGCATGGAATACTGTGCGGTACGAAGCCAATCCGCAAGCCAAAGATGGGAAGGCAATGTGAAACTTTGCTGCAAACTATTTGGTCACAAATTCAAGACGTACGCACCCGGCATTGTGCGTTGCCGGCGTTGTGGTTTCACGCAGCAAGGTATCACAGAGCACTACCCACTAAGCTTCGAAGCCAACACTCCGAGCACAATTAACCTGAAAAACGGCGGCGAGCGCTAGATATAACCCCTTAACTGGGCTGGCTAAACAGGCCGCTACAGGCCGCTACAGGGCTGGGTAGGTAGAGGGGTAGCTAGACTTGGATAAACGAGGCGCTATGGCCCGATTTTCCACATTAAAAAGGATTTGTTTGTAAAACAAGGAGTTAGTCTATGAGTAGACGTATCCAGATAGTGGACCTAGACGGCTGTATTGCCGATGACCGCTGGCGGCGATGCAACATACAGGTAGCGGGCCACCCAGATAGGTTCCACGCATATCATCGGCTTTGCCACCAAGACAATATTCTGAATCGCGCAGAGATCAGCGAAGCTTTGATTGTTATCCTCACGGGCAGGCCGTTGCGTTATCATGTTGAGACAGAGCGCTGGCTTTATCGGCACAACATCAAACCGCTGCACATTATCTATCGCAACAACAACGACCACTGCCCAAGTGTTATCCTTAAGCGAAGAATGGTAGAAGGATTGCTCGATGCCAATTCCTACGCACTTCATCAGTCTGAGATTGTATCGGCAATTGATGATCGAGCAGATGTCGTAGAAATGTATCGTACGGTGTTCAATTTCAACGCAAGAATTGTCAGAATCGGAGAAGAAGAACATGCCAACGGGTGAAACAGCACCGGAGTATCTAGAAGCGGCAGCGGCAACCTTCCGCAGCAGGAATGGCAGTTATGGCAACAACTATCAGCGCGAAGGTGCATTGCTGTTGGCGTTGTTTCCAGAAGGCGGCATTCCAGCCATTACGACAGAAGCTGATGCCAATCGACTGCACGTCTTTGTGGCGTGCGTAACGAAGTTGCAACGCTACGCTCACAATTGGCACCGTGGCGGACACAAAGATTCCGCACACGATCTAGTTGTGTACGCAGCGATGCTGGAAGAATTTACCCATGAGCATGTTTGAAGAAATGACAAAACGATTGCTTAAAGAGAAACGCATATCAGGGTTCTTCATACAAGGAGACGCCAAGCACTCGACACAAGAACAACGTAACGCAATGGAATCTGCATTCGAAGGTAAGACCGCACTTAAAGG